AAAGCCATCTGGGAAGGCGGGGCAGCTCATTGGCGTCTCATATGCATTGCTGACAATGATGTTTATATCATGGCAGATGACTTAACAATTTATTCCCTTCAGGGAGTTTTTCAAACGGGAGACTATCGAAAAGCTTCTGTCTCTCGTCCGGCCCAGATTGATCGGTATCTAAGAGATCAAGCCACTTTTGCCAATATTGAAGACTGGCATTGTGCTTATGATCCGAAACTTCGCTGCGTGAAATGGTTCACTCAGATTGGAAGCAATTTAAATAATACGGCTTTGGTTCAATTCATTGATAAACCAGCAGATAAGATGTGGGCTATTCATAACAATATAAATTCAAATTCTGGTTATCAGGCCTCCTGTTCTTTTACCACTCGAAAATCAGCTAGTGATTGGAGAATCCGAACTGGGGATTACCAAGGTAATATTTGGGAATTGGAAGATGTATCCAAGACGGATGAGGGGAATTCAATCCCTTCCGTTCTTAAATTTAAACCCTGGCAATTTGAAAATCCGGTCATGAACAAACGATTTAATAAAGGAGTTCTACGCGTTCGTTCTTCGACGAACATAACCCTCATAATTTATCTTTGGATAAACAATACCCGCCTTCCAGATATTACTTTGAGTATTAATGCCGGAGGATCGGTCTTTGATGCTTCTTATTTTGACAGTGCTATTTTTGCTGATGAGATAACAGGAGGGGAGCCTTTTGATATCAAATCCTTTGGCAAAACCATGCAACTCCAAATCAACCATGATGTGGCCGATGAAGATTTCTTTTTCTCAGAGATTCTTATTGGATTCAAAAATAATGGCATCCGGATTTATTCCTAATGTTTAAACATAACTATCTTGTCTTTGATGAATTCGGTCTAAAACAAATTCTCTGTATGGGATGCGAGAAAGCAATTAAGTCTCGGGCGGAGATTAAAAGTAGCCATTACCCAAATTCAATTATTCGAGAACTTTCCAAACACGCTGATTATCGAGAGATCCCCGTTCTATTGGAAGATGGGAAATTAGCCTTTATTATGGTTTGTGATGAATGCAAATTCAGCAAGATTGAACCCGAAGAAGCCAAGGATATTTCCAATCAATTAAAAGAAGCCCTGAAATCTCAATTGCTTCAAGAAGGAAAGACCGAGGATTTGGTGGAAGAAGTTCTTAAACATAAGAATTACAACGTTTTACGAAAGGCAGAGGTGTCGGAAGTAGCCGCCGCCCTGAGAGGTGTTTAGATGAGTACGGCCCAATTTACCATCCCATTGATTACAGTTATTCCGGGACAACTTATAACTGCTTCTCTCTGGAATAATGAATATAACAATCTAAATACAAATCTAAACGCTTTGGGGATTGGAGCTTATTCGGATACTGATCCTCAAATGCAAACGGCGACCGATCCTTTCCCCAGCGGAACATCTCGTCCGACTTCTTTGGCCGGAGAATTGGAGCGACTTCGATTTCAATTTGTTGAAGTGATTGGGGGGACTTATTGGTACAACCGCCCGGCAGATAATATTTTTAACTTGGATACCAGAATAACAACTGTGGATGCAAAATTCCCTGTCCAGACAGCAGATATTGGAGATCTTCAAGTAACAAATGCCAAGATTAATGATGTCGCTTTTGGGAAAATAACAGGAACAATTACTCCCAGTGATGGAACAGTTACAACGGCAAAGATTGTGGATGGAAATGTAACAGATGTAAAAATATTAACCATAGCAGCTTCTAAAATAACGGGGCAGATTGTCGCCTCTCAAATAACCGATGCTAATGTTACGAGCATAAAATTAGAATCTTCTCTAAGGCCGAAACAAGCCAAAACAAATGTTTCTAATTTTATTGCAGCCAGTAGTGTAAATGGGGTTTTTGGAACTGCATTAAGCATAACAGGGGCGGGAGCTTTAAAGGGTGTTTCCTTAAAAGGAGATCGCGGTGGAGGGCCTTCTGGAACATCTTCTTTTACGATTAGGATAACATTGGATGGCGTGTCCTATACGGTTAGTGGATTAACTGGGACTTTCACTTCTGTTTATTCAATTATCAATATAGCCTGGGCAAGCGTTAAGCCTCCAACCTTAAGTAATTTCTTTACCGCGACAACTGCATTAGGAACCGGAGCTGATTTTTATTATGGGTTCAATGTTTCTTTGCTCATAGAATTAAGGGCCGATTCATTTTCAGATGGTAACAATGGCTTTTATGTGGCAACGTCTTATGAAAATTAGATTTGTTCGCAACAACGGCATAATGCCCAACTTGCTATTTCATGCAAGGGGTAATTTATGTCTTGGTTGTCCAACGCTCTAGGAACATCGCGCCCTGGCGCACCAACACTGCCACAGGCACCAACACTTGTGGCTCCAACCCTTCCTAATTATCCGGGGTTAACACCTGAGCAACAGGCTCTCCTTCAGCAACAGCAGGGATATCTTAAAGGCGGGCAACAGGCTGTTGAAGGCTATGGCCAAAATCCTTATCTTCAACAAAGCCAGCAGGCCAATACTCAAGCTTTGACGAATTATCAAAATGCTCTGCAGGGAAAGATCCCTGAAAATCAAGCCCTGGCCCAACAGAAGGCCCGAGATTGGCAGGCCACTGTTCAGCAGGCTGCCCAACAGGGAATTCGCTTGTCCGGTAAATCGCCCGAAAGTGCCGTTTCTCAATCCACCGCCGGGAATCAAATCATCCAAGATTTCACGAAACGTTATGGGGCTTTGGAGCAACAGTATAATCTTGGTCAACAACAGTTTGGTCTTCAGGCTCAACAGCAGGGATTGGGGCAGGTTAATCAACAATACCAAAATACCCTTGGTGGCTATGGTCAATTGGCTGGACAAGCTCAGCAGCTTTATCAGCCTTACCAACAGCAGCAACTTGGTCAATATGGTGTTAATACTCAACAAGCCATTACAAACGCTGATATTCAAAACCAGAATCTCATGAATGCCTATCAACAACGACTTCAGCAACTTGGCCTTAATTACAACAATTCAATGGCTGGATATCAAAATAGTATGGGCCTCCTCAGTGGCGGTCTTCAGTTGGCTGGAACAATTGGTGGAGCAGCGCTTGCCGGTCCTTGGGGAGCAGCGGCAGGAGGACAGGCTGGCAAGATGGCTGGGATGGGAATGACCGGTGCCTCGAATCCAACGAATCTGCAAAATCCAGGAAGCGGAGCTTTCCAACCCCAATTCCAAGGTGCTTATATTACCCCATATAGAGGTGCCCAATAATGGCTGATTATCCTTTACCAAATCCAAGCCTTCCTTTTGGGCAGCAGGCTGTTAGTCCTGTTGCTCAAACAAATCCTTTGCAGTCTTTGACTCAAGGCGGAGTCCAAGGTTTTTCGCTGGGTCTTCAGGCTCGACAGCAGGCCATGCTTCAAGAGCAGCAGCAGCGTCAGGCAATTGAACAACAAGCAAGAATGGAATTGGCTCAAAAAGAAGAGAGACGAAAAACATTCGATGATTTCACGAAATCTATATCTACTCTCCATGCAATGCCAGAGTCTATTCGTCCCCAGATTTGGGATAACATGGTTTATCCTAAAGCGAAAGAATTAGGAATAAACGTGTCTCCGGGATACGATAATTTAAGTGATCATCCATTTACAGAAAAGGTTATCAAGGTTCTTGATTATCACAAAAAAGATCCAAAGAATTTTCCTTTAGATGATACTCTGGGAGCTATTCATTTATTATCTCTTACTGCTTCTGAGCAAGGCCAGCAAGACACATCTAAAACGCTAATGGATATTGCTAAGGAAATGCAGCCCAAAGAATCGCCTTATTCAGATCAGGCTGAGGCAAATCGAAAAACAAGAGAAACCCAATTCAATGTAACTGAGGCTGGAAAATTTCAAGCTGCGGTTACGGGGAATGAAGGTGTTCGTAAAGTTATGGCTATTAATCAACAAAAATTAAACAACATTGGGAATGCCAAGGCTTTGATTGATCAAGTTGAACAACAGCCTGGTGGAGCAGATCAAAGACAGATGTTTGAAGTTGCCTCAGCTACAGTAAAAACTTTGATCGGGAACAATATGTTGACCGAGGGCGAGATTAAACAAATGATTCCAGATACTTATAAGGGGAATGTTAATAAGTTCTTGGAGAAAGTTAGCAATCAACCTAAGGGTCTTGAGGCTCAACAGTTTGTTAATCGGTTCAAAGATACCCTGAGCCGTGAATACGATGTAACCAATAAACAAATGGAATCAGCTCGAACTGAATTGTTGGGTGGCTATAAGAAATGGGCCGAAGACAATCCTGACTATTCGACTCCGATCCTTCAAGCGCAGGGAATTTATCATCCAACTTTGAATCCAGTACCTATTCAGCATGAGAATCCATTTAAAACAGGAAATAAAATAGGAAGGTTTACTGTAGAGACTCAATAATGCCCCAATACAAAATCACAGATCCGACAACCAATAAGTCTCTTACTTTAACTGGGGATTCTCCTCCTACAGAGCAGGAGCTTAATGATATTTTTTCAAAGGTTCATGGAGATAATCCTGCCAATGAAACAAAACCAGGATTATTATCCAAGGTATATGATTCTTTGAATGTTCCATCTGAAATGGCTCGAAGTGGTTTAAATCAACTTGCCTCTTATGTTCCTTCAAAAGAACCGACTGGCAATATGGTTTCTGATATTGCATTAAACGTTCCAAAAGTTGCAGCCGAAACTGTTGCTCAGGTAGCACCAAATTTTATTGACAGAACATCGATTCTTACTGGGGGAGTATTGGGAGCGGCCAGGGCGGCTACTCCCCTCATTAAAACAGCCGGGTCATTGGTTGGCAAAGGGGCAGAAGCATTATCTGGCCTAGAGCATCAAACCCCAGGGATTCTGACAGAAGCAGCAAAAGACGCCACATTAATTTTCTCAAAAGGGAAATCAGCTGCAGGAGATTTATACAAAGCAGCCAAAGATGGATCTTCTTTTAATCTATTTGATGGGCTGTACAA